GCGGCGACTGGTACCTGCCGGATTTTTTAGTTCATCTGAAACGCCGATCGTTGTGGGTTGAGATCAAACCGGAGGGCATTCCCGCGCCGCTGTTCAAACAATTCATGGCAGACATCAAGCAGCCTGGCACGGTCCTGCATGAGATACCTGATCCTGAGAGCATCCAATACGGTGACGGATACGATTTTTTTGACGAGGGCGGCTTTAGGGATACCCCCTATCAATTTTGCATCTGTGAGAAGTGCGGCGCCGTTGGGTTTGAATTTGATGGGTGGCGCTTCCCCTGCAACTGCGGCGACGAAGGCGCCGCTCACGATCACCCGAGAATTCTAAGAGCACTCACTGCGGCTCGCTCCGCGCGTTTCGAGGCAGGGGCATAATGGAGCCCTCGCGCGACCAAATTGAAATCTTCGTTGAAGGGCTGTTTCGCCACGCCAGCCCGCAAGGTTATGTCTCGCTGCGCGCCTTTTATGAAGATGGTTCCAACAAGACCTTTCGCATCACTCCGACCGGCCTGGCGGGTGGCCTCAAATTTCTGATGGACGCCGCCGAGGATGATGCCGCCCGCGCCGCCAACCACCCCAAGCCAATCGTCTTCTGCCCGCCGATCGCTGTATTCACGAACAGAGAGCACGCGAGAGAAAACGACCTCGCTGAGGGTCTCGCGCTCTCGATCGAATGTGATCAGCAGCCGCAGCAAGCGAAGCAGAGGCTCGAGCAAATACTCGGGCCAGCAACCTTTGTGGTGGCCAGCGGCGGCAAGTGGACCGACCCCGCAACCGGCGAGACACAGGACAAGCTGCATCTGCATTGGCGGCTGCGTGTGCCGGCTCGCGGTGAAAACCTGGCCAGGCTCAAACAGGCCCGCAACCTTGCCACCGGGCTCGTCGGCGGCGATCCATCCAACAACCCAGTCTGCCATCCCATCCGCTGGCCTGGATCATGGCATCGCAAGGCCACGCCGGTGCTGTGTCAGATCAGGGAGCAAAACCCTGACCAGGAGATCGACCTGGCCAATTCGCTGGCAGCATTGACGGCCGTGGCGCCACCTTCCCCGCCCAAGGGGAATGGCAAGGGCGACACTTCCGCATCGTCTGCCTCGGGATGGGGCGAGCAGGTCCAGCACATCATCAGCGGCGAGGGCTATCATGCCGCTCTTGCTTCGTTGGCAATGAAGCTACTGCTCAGCGGGATGGATGATTGCGCAGCAAACAACATGCTGCGCGCCTTGATGGAAGCCGCGGCCGTGCCCCGCGATGATCGCTGGCGAGCCCGCTACAACGACATTCCGCGGGCGGTCTCGACGGCAAGAGCAAAAATCGTAGAGCAGAGTGATCAATCTAGCGAACCGGTAGACCTGTGGGCAAAATTCGACCCGCCGGAGTTGCCGCACGACATATTGCCTACGATCATTGAAGAGTTTGCGCGCGAGCGAGCCGACATCATGGGGGCCGATCCAAGTGGCCTGGCTCTCGCAGCACTCGCGGTTTGCGCCGCCGCGATCCCCGACCGGATTATGCTGCAAGTGAAAAAGCGCGATCCGGCCTGGAAGGAGAGCGCACGGCTATGGGTTGCGCTGATCGCTCCCCCAAGCGGCAAGAAAAGCCCCATCATGCGCGAGGCTGCAAGACCATTGAACCGCCTCGACGCCGAGATGTTTCAGAATTACCTCGAGCAGAAAGCAAAATACGACGAGCTCTCGAAGGAGGAGAAAAAGACAGCGACCGCGCCTAAGCAGGTGCGCCTACGCATCGAGGACACCACCATCGAAGCAGTGCAGGAGGTGCTTAAGGACAGCCCGGAGGGCGTGTTGTGTTTGCAGGATGAGCTGTCGGGCTGGTTCGGCGCGATGGACAAATATTCAAGTGGGCGCGGAGCTGCCAAAGACCGCGCCTTTTGGCTGCAAGCGTACAACGGTGGAAGCTACGCACTGAACCGCATTGGGAGAGGCGCAGCCCTGATCCGCAACAACGGCATTTCGGTGCTGGGCGGCATACAGCCGCGCTGCTGCGCCAGATCGTCGAGGCATCCGTAGATGATGGACTGATCCAGCGGTTGCTGCCGATCGTGTTGCAGCGAGGCTACGAGAGCAAGGATCAAGACCCCGTCGGTGCGGTTACGTGGTACGCTGGTCTCATCGAGCAGCTGCGCAACAAAACCACAACCGCGCCACTGCTTCTGCACTTTGAAGACGGCGCACATGCCGTCCGGCAACGGCTCGAGCGCAAACACCTTGATCTCATGAGCTGCGAGACCATCAACCCCAAACTCGCGGCACATATTGGCAAATACGATGGCGTGTTCGCTCAACTGTGCCTGATCTGGCACTGTATTGAGCATGCAGAGAGCGACCTGATCTTGCCCGTAAGTGAAGACACGGCCCTGCGCGTCGAGCAGTTCCTGCACGGCTTTCTATTCCCGCATGCGCTCGCATTCTACAGCGGCCTGCTCGGCCTGGTCGATGATCACGGCCGGCTCACCGCGGTTGCTGGCTACATCCTGGCGCGAGAACTCACCACAGTAACAAACCGTGATGTAGCGCGCGGCGATCGCACCATGCGGAGACTAACGAAGGTCGAAACATCAGCCGTCTTCGAGCAGCTGGAAGCTTTGGGGTGGCTCAATCGGGCACCCGGCCCGCGACCAACCGATCCGCCGCACTGGAGGGTCAACCCGAAATGCCATCAGAAATTCACCGCGCGAGCCAAACGCGAGGCGCAGGAGCGGCAACGGGATCGAGGAATGATCGCTGCAATGTTCAAGCAGGAGGAGACAAATGCCTGATGGCCGTGCGGCTGCAATGAGGCCTGAGGATCACGAGAGCGACAGGCTCTATTGCAACATATTTCAGTATGCAAAGGGCGTTGCAACAAATGTCACTATATTTTCAAGTTCACTGGGCATCTTCATCCGTGATCGATTATGGGAGAAGGGTTGGTACGACAGAGTTGACAAGAAACTGAGATACGCCCCGTCCTTGACTGAGTTTCTTAAGCGTCCTGTTCCGGATGGTGCTGGCACAAGTGCGGCATGGATTTATGGGGTGCTGCATGGCCCCGCTGATCTCAATGATGCGTCTGCCATAAGCGCCATTGCGCGGCTTGACGCCGGGCTGAAGGCAGAGGGCCAGCCTTACTCGAAGGAGGCGTTCGAGCATGAATACAAAGTACAGGTGCCGGAAGCGGTATCGCAGCCTCATGACGAGAAGGGAAGGTTCAGCCGTAGTAGTAATACTACAACGGGTAGGGGCTCCTCCTATCTCCTCGCTCGCCTCAAGCGCGATCGGCCAGACCTCGCACAGCGCGTGATCGACGGTAACCTCTCGGCCAACGCCGCGGCGATCGAAGCCGGTATTCGCAAGGCGCTCACCCCCCTCGAGCAAATCCTCCGCCTGCTGCCCAAGCTCACCGCAAATGAACAACACCAACTCCACAACGAGCTCTGCCGACTGCTGAACACGCATGCAGAGGAGTGGGAGCCAATATGACGCAAAAACGACTGCCCGGACGCATCGCCCGCGCGATCATGCACATTGCCTGCTGGGGAGACCGCATCATCACGGAAGACAAGCTCATCGCCGCGCAAATATTGGCCGAACGCGGCTACCTCATCATTACCGCCCTGCAGGATGGACGCTACGAGATCAAACCCACCGAACGCGCCAGGATGAAAGGCGCAACAGCGCCCCAAGGCTGGCGCCGATATCCGCCACTGCGCTCGGAGCAATGGGCTTGAACCATTGTCACCATTGTCCGAGCCTTGTCACCATTGGCCCTTATGCGCGTGTCGGAGAAAACAAATTAGGTCTCTTTCTCTCTCTCTTTCTGCATCTGCTACGCGCGCGTAAAGGACAATGGTGACAGAGGCACGCCTCGCTCCCTGCCGGATAGCAGGAGAGGGAACTCCTCGTTCCTCCACTCAGTAGATATGCGGCCTGTAGGTGCGGCTGCTCGAGCCACTGCGCTGGTGGTCGAGGCGCCCCACTCTCAGCGGCATGTTGTTCGGTCTTTGGGTCCAGCATTTGGGTCCAGGCTCAGCTAACTGATTGATTGCGTTGGTGCTGGCACATAACAGTGAGATGAGTAACGGCTCGAGGCGGAATGCGGGCTCGGGCGAGGCGCAACTTGCTTGGTCAGCACCAGGTCAGCGATCATGGGCGAAACGCGGTGCGCAATGCCGGGCTGGCGGGCTGGCAAAAGACCGGGGGTGGCCGGTGGGTGGCCATGCCTCGGCTTGCTCTGCCTGATATCGACACTCCCCGCTCCCTACTGCGCGGCGACCTGGGGTTTGCGTTACATTGCGGTGCATTGCATGCCTGTTGCTGTTTGACGGATGTCAAGAGGTGGTATTGTTGCATGTTGGTGACTGTTTGTTTGGTGGGTGTGGAAGATTGGGGTGTGCGCGTTGAAAGGGATTGTGCGGTCGCGCATTTTGCTTGGGAGGAGCGGAATGCGGGAGATGCGCGATGAGCGATGTGATTATTGGGCGGCTTGGCGGGGAGGTTTCGCCTGGGGTGTTTGAGTGTGGTGCGTGCGGGGTGACGGCGCGGGGTTGGTCACCCGTGATCGACTTGTGCCGGAAGTTGGTGGAGGCGGGGCATCCTTCTGGCTCACCGATGCGTGTTTACCGCGGGGAGGTAGTTGCGCTGCATGTTCGGTCGATTGGCGAAGCGGGTGGGCTGCGAGTCAGGCCGGGGTCGGCTGGTCGGCCGATGTTTGTGCGGCGGACGGCGGCAGCGGGGGCGCTGGTTGAGGGAATGGATGAGGGGGTAGGTGTGGTGGCTGGGTGAGTGAATTGACTCACTGGCGGGCTTTTGTGCGACTGATTGTCATGCCGCGACCTTAGTTGATCCGCCTGGGACGATGTCGCAGCCGATCCACTTCCGACCCATTGCTCCGCAGATGTGTCCCCACTCTCCTGAGCCGTAGAACGGATCGACTACGAGATCGCCCGCATCGGTCAAGGGCTCGATCCATTGCCAGACCGCGTCGCCTTGCTGCCAGGGATGAAGTGCCTTGTCCTTGCCGCTGGAGCGGGCGAGCGTTGGCGCCATGAGTTGCTTGCGACGTGGGCCTTTGGTGAACCAAAGCACAGGACGGTGCTCGAGACGAACGAATACACCTGGGTAGGGTCGCACTTGGGTCAAAGGCATCGCGAGCAGCGGCTGATCCTGAAGTCGCTCGCCAAACCAGTTTGCCACTTCACGCCAGCAAGTGAGGCCGCCGATGAAACAGACGAGGCTGCCACCGGGTATGAGCACGCGGGCCGCGAAATCAGCAAGCCAGCGGTAACACCACTTAGCCTCATTGCCCCATGGCGGATCGGTCAGCACAAGTGCGACGCTGTCGGCGGCGATGTCGCTAAGTACTTCACGGCAATCGCCAAGTCGAAACTCAGGCTCGATCTGGGGGGCTGATCGCGAAAGTCGGCGTCGCTCACGACTTGCGGCGTACTTGCGTTCCTTTTCTGCCGCGGCCTTCTTTGCTCGCCAGCGACTTTGGCGCTGTGCTGCTGTAAGTGGCCTCTTCTTGCGAGCTGGTCGAAGTCCGGCGGCTATCTCCGCATTGCGCTTCTTTGCTCGCCAACGTCTCTGGTGTTCGGTCGGTGTGAGCGGTTTGGGCATGTGTCCGTCTCTACCTTGTTCGTCTCGCGTATTTGTAACGTATTTTGTAGAGAAGCGATCCGCTTTCTGAAAAATTTTTCAGAAACGCAATCCGATACTGACGCTGCGCTTGAGATTTGCAGCAATCTGATGCACGTTGTTGATCCGAAGTGGAGGTGAACTCGCATGCGGATCACGTTGACGGTGAGCGCGGCGCTGAAGTCTTTGCTGGAGGAAGGTGCCAAGCGCGACAAGCGAAGTCTGTCCAATCACAGTTATCGGCTGCTCAGCAAAGCCGCGCGCGAGGAGGCGTTGAGTGCGATGCGAGTGGAGCAGGGTGAGCAGCGGCAGGAGGCGGCTGCATAGGAGGTGACAATGTCATTCGATCTGCTTGAGGTGCATCGTCTCAAGACTGCTGGCGGCCAGGTGTGGGACGAGTACTGCCGTCTCGTCGCCGCATGCGATGCGAGTGCCTATGACAGTCCCGCGCACAAGGCGTTGGGCGAGTTTCAGCAGCAGTGGGAGCAGGACCCCAACCTGTTGGCGGAGAAGGTGCGCAATCTGAATGCAGAGCGCGCAGCGGTGGCAGAGGCCGCGGCACGTAATCCATAAGGAGGCCAACCATGTTCGGCAATGTCTCGGTGGCAAGCGATGGGGCCCACTCTGGCGCGGAGTTTCTGATCGGGCTTGCGAAGCTCATCACCAACCGCGAGGAGGTGGCCGCGCAGATCAAGGAATGGCTAGAGGCGGCGAAACAGGCTGAGCGCGCGATCGCTGATCTGAAAGACCGCCAGCAACAATTGCTCCATCGCGAGCAGGCATGCGCGGCCCAGGAGCAGGCATTGGCCAAACGCGAGGAGGTGGTAGCCGAGCGCGAAGTGCAGGTGCGGCACGCGGCGCAGCGGGTTGAGGAACAGAAGGCGGAGATCGCCGAGCTCAAGGCCGATCTGCGCAAGGCCTGGGCTGCGTGAGGAGCAAACAAATGTCTATCTCCATGTCCTCAAACTTAGTTCATAACCTGGCTGTCGCGCAGGCCGAAGGCATCCGGCAGGTCGCGGTTGCGGCAGCGGCCGGCAATCAGGCGAGTGTTAGATCGGCGGAAGTCACGTTCCATACGACATGCCGATCTAGCGCACTCGCCACCGGGGTGAGCCCGAGTGTTCATATCTATGCGTTGCGCAGTCTTGGGCAAGCGTACTGACGATATGACGAGGTCCGGGCCGCACTCGGTTGCGCGGCCTGGTGGACGGGCAAAACTGAAATCGAGGCGCGAGCTTCGGAAGATATGAAATCGGCGGCGCCCGTTTTCGCGCGAGGTGGGGATCAGCACACGGCGGCCTTGCCTCGCGCGATCTTCTCTTTCAGACGCAGCGCGAGGAGATGACCGTTGACGACGACAAACGATCGGGTCGCAGTGGTAGAGGGCGCGGTCGCGCAGACAAATCGCAAGCTCGCCGAGCTTACTGAGAAGCGCGAGGCGGCGCTTCTGAAGGACGACGACGCCACTGCAATCAAGTTGGGCGCCGAGCTTGATGCTCTCCGTCAGGCCGCCAAGGCGCACGCCGACAAGTTGGTGCTGCTGAAGCGCGCCCTCGCGCAGGAAGAAGTGGAACGCCGCGCCAAGGAGCGCGCCCAACTGATCGGCAAGATCGAGGACAAGATCGCACAGCGCGACAAGGTTATGCTTGAGATGGCCGACGCGATCAAACAATTGGCGAACGCATCTGAAAGAGCCTTCAAGATCGTTCGTGAGATTGCATCTTCATGGTCGTGGGCACCGCACGATTTGACGGCCGCGCTGTTGACGCCGCCAGCAATCATGGCGGCAGTCTCCCATGAATTCTATCGCACCTCCTATCATCCGCGCCGTTACGGTGGCCTCGACACCGATCCGTTGGCTGGCATTGTGTTGCCGGGCGCGCGGTGCCCGCGTCTTGAATGGATGGAGCAACCCCAGCGCACGCGGTCATTGGCCGATGTGACGCGCGATGCGTCATCGTTCGCGCGGCAGTTTTTGAGAACAGGACGGAGCAGTGCAGCGGTAGAGCATTCGATCAACGGCCAGGGCGACGCACCCGTGCAGCGCACGGAAGCTGAAACCCGGCTCGCAGCTCTCCTTAGCCAGCAGCGCGCATTAGTGGACGATCCAAATGTTGATGAGGTCAAGTATAAGCAACTGATGGATCAGATTGTACAAGCCCAAACACTTGTTGATGCTGAGAAACGAGTGGAGACACAGAATGCCTGAGGCGAGTTCGAATGTTAGCCTTGCCGACAATCCGGCAGAGGCTGCAGAAGTCCGGGACACCATATGGTCCATGGACGCTGACGCGGCCACGGCTGTGCTCAATGAGCGCAGTTTAGACTTCCGCCCCGCAGCACCTCTTGCGCCCACGACCGCGCGCGATGCCGAGCAGCGGCTCGCCCAGCTAATCAATGATCCAGAGTGGGCGCGCAAACTCATGAGTGGCGACATGGCCACCCGCGATGAGTTTCAGCGACTGAGCGAGCTCAAAGCGTTCGGCAATGTAGGTGACGCCGTCGCAGACGAAGCGCTGATCGAAACCACGATCGGCGATACCGGGTCCGGCTCACTAACTCGCGGCCAGATGATCAGCGCAGCCGAGGACATGCGCCGCGATGGTTTTTCAGATGAGGCAATTTACCACATCCTCAACGACGGAAAATTCACCGCAGACACGGTTGCCACCGCTCAATTCTGGCTTCCGAGGATGGAGCGAGATCCGAACCTCCTATATCCCGATTGGCCGCAGGATCGCGAATACCAGTTGAAGTGTTTTCGCGTTATTTGCGCCATTGGCACCGGGGAGACGCCGTGAGTGTTGCGCTCGACAAGTTCATTAGCGAGTTGCGCGCTGATCCCGACTTCGCCAAGGACGCGCAGTCGATCGCCGATTGCTTTGATGCTCTTGATAACGAAGGTGATGGCTCGCCCGATGCCGCCGGCCTCTACGAAGTTCTGCACTGGGTGATTAGCCACCCGCGGCATACGTTGAGTGAGCGGATTGTCATGTGTCATCGGCTGATCAACCTGAAGGGCCGGCAGGTTGGAACGCCGCGGGAGCTGACCGGATGGCGCTGATCGCGCGCCGCGAGCCAGAGCCCGAGTACGGGCCGGCCATGAAGGCGCTGCCGAACGCGCGCTGGCGGGCATTTGTCGAGTTTTATCTGCTCGGGAAGCCGAGCCGAGCGGGAATGTTCAGCAACCAAGCCGCCGCTGCGCGCAGGGCCGGCTTCGGCAAGCCGAAATCCACCCCGCGCGTCATGGCGCATCTCGGGTGGAAGTTGATGCAGGATCAGCGCATCGTCGAGGCGATCGCCGAGGAGAGCCGCAAGCTGTTGCGCTCGGGTCATCCCGAGGCGGTCACCGCGCTAAAAAACATGATCCGCGATCCCAAGCACCCCGGCCATGTGCGTGCTGTCGGGATGCTGCTCGATCGCTGTGATCCAATCGAGAGCCGGCAGCAGATCGAGGTGACACACAAGATCATCGACCCCGATCAGGAGGCGCTTGAGGAGTTGAAGGCGTTGCGCCGGCTCGGCACGCCGCAGGAAAAAATGCTGGAGGTCTTCGGGGTCAATGGCCTCGACCGATTGCTCGCGCTGGAGGCCGCAGACCAGGTGCAGCGTGCCGCAGCGGCCAAGGTGATCGAGGGCGAGGTGTTGCCGCCAGAGGGCGCATTCAATGGCGATTGACGATGGGCCAGACCCGGCGCGCCTTCTGAAGCTTGCGCGGCAGTCACTGAGCTCGGCCGAGTTCCGCCGCAAGTATCATGTCTCGGATTACTGGGGGCCGAATGAATTTTACGAGCCGCAATTGCGGTTCTTTGCCGAGGGGGCAACACATCATCAGCGATTAATTCGAGGCGGAAATCAAACCGGCAAAACGCTCGCATGCGCCTTCGAGATGGCCTTTCATATCACGGGCACATATCCGAAATGGTGGCGGGGCAAACGCTTTGCGGGACCGATCCGCGCCTGGGTCATCGGTCCGACGACACAGCTCACCCGCGATGGCCCGCAGCGGCAGTTGTGTTCACGGCAAGGGGAATGGGGCACGGGCACAATCCCCCTGACTGCATTCGCCGGCAAGGTGGTGATGGTGCCGGGTGGCACCGGCAGCGTGGACACCCTGAGCGTGACGCATGAGACGAGCGGCGTCCGCGATGGCATCAGCACTTGCACGTTCAAGTCATTCGAGCAGCGCTCGGAGAAGATGCAAAGCCGAAAGCGTGCATGTCGTGTGGGTCGATGAGCGTTGCTCAGAGGAAATTTATTCCGAGCTGCTGGCGAGAACGACCGCGACCGACGGCATCGTGTTTCTAAGCTACACCCCGCTCAAGGGCGGCGGCGAGCTGACCTACAGGTTCCTGAATGAATATTCGCCCGATCGCAGTGACATCAGGATCGAGGCGGACCATGCCAAGCATATCCCGCACGAGCGCCGCGCGCAGATGGAGGAGAGCTACCTCCCGCACGAGCGCGAGGCGCGCATCCATGGCATTCCGCAGTTGGGCATTGCCCGTGTGTTCCCGTTTCCGATCGAGCGGCTGCTCAAGGACTTCGATCCTGACCGCGACATCAAGTCGTGGGCGCGCCGGATTGTCGGCATCGATTTCGGCTACGGCCATCCCTTCGCGGCCGCCCTGTGCGCATGGACGCACGATCTTGAGGAATTCTATGTGATCGATGGCTTCAAGATGGAGCGCAACGAGGCGCTCTATCACGTCAAGCGTATTGCCAGCATGTGCCGCGGGCTGCGCATTCCGGTGGCCTGGCCGCATGATGGCTTGACCCACGAGCGGGGATCAGGCCTGGCGCTCGCCGATGTCTATCGCCGCTGCGGTGCCCCCATGCTCGGACGGCACGCCTGCAATCATGGCACCGATCATTTTTTCATCGAGCCGGCGATCGA